TGCTGATCCTTTCAATTTTGCCATTGATCCTGCAGAGAACTTTGGAAATTTAGTCGTGAATGGCAATTTGTTTAAAACGCGTCGTACGTCCGGTATGATAGATGTTGAATCTGTGAAATGTCCTGCGCAAAATTCCGGTGATAATCTCCGATCAGTAGACCAGTGTATTTTCGGCTCCACACCCGTAGAGGATAGATAGGATTCACATCTATCAACGAGCAACGGCGTGTAATACTTAAGTGGAACAGCGAAAATACCGTCGTCGCCTTCGGTGAAAACCAGTGCGCGATGTTCATGGTGGTTAATCGGGAACATAATTTCCAAAACTTCATCAAATTGCTTGCCGAAAAACGGCATCAAAGAAAATGTAATGGCCCCAATAATTTGTATGAGATTCAACAAAGAATTTCCTATGCTTGTATGAGTGTCACCACTGCGCCGACAATAGTGCAACAACACTCTAGCCATCAACTTACGAGCGACGGTAAACTTTCTATTTTTGGAGTCATGAGCCAACATGTTCAAAATCAGCGGGGGACAACCAAGTAATCTGAACAAATGAAGCTCAATCGTTGTCCATCGACCTTTAATAGAAGAGTCCCAAGCGCTACCATCATAACCTCCGTAAATAAGCGGTCCGTAAGCTGACTCAAGTTTCTGGCGCAGGTTGTGATATTTCATATTCTTATCTTGTGCTGACAGTCCTTTCATTAAAAACCAGGAATTCTTTATACCTTTCTCGAGAGAAGCGACCCATGATCCAACTAATAACCCAACGTTTCTTCCTGTGTCGCATATTGTTCTTGGGCATTTTGCAAACTTTGCTTCAGTAGTTAATTTATCTTCATTGTGTGTGATAAGGAGATCTTCTTGATTTGTGGCAGGAAAATCTAACAACTCGTCTTTTACGAAAATATTTCCACGTGTGCGTTTTGTTTTTGCTCGGAATAATGGGATGGCCTTGAATACCCATTTCGGATCTTCTCTTGCTAGCCGCAGAATCTGTCTTTTCTTTTGGTCATTTCGGGACTCAATGTAATCTGTTATCGTCATTTGTGGTAAGGACTTGAAAGAGAATGTACGGAGCAATTTTTCTGATATGTTTTTCGCGACCGTCAGTAACGTGGAAAAAGTATAATCTGTCATCTCTGGTGAATATTTAATATTTCGTTTTCTG